GCGCTTTCTCTGCATTAATAATTGTATTAGAATCATCAGCATCATATTCAACACCATCTCTTAAAATAGATTCAAATTCATCAGCATACATTTGTTGATAATGTTTCATCATAACTTGGAATCTATCTGGGTTATCGTTTGAGTTAAATTTAGTTAATTGGGGACAGCAATAAAAACCTATTACTCTAAATACACTTGCTCTTTTAAATTGTGCATCAGTTAATAATGTTGCGTCCATTTCAGTTGTATTTAGGATTGCTATATCTCTATAAGTTTCTTTTGAATAAACTGGAAACCATCTTATTCTTAAATCTCGTTCTATATCTGCTCGTGCTTGTGCGTGGTAATCATTTGGAGAAGTAAAGTTAGCTATTCCAAAAGTTAAAATATCTGGTTGGTAAAATGTTAAATCTGAATCAGTAGAAAAATTTGCCATATTAATATTTAGTTGGTGGGGCTTTTACACCCCACCGATTATCTTAATTAGATAGTAGTATCAGTAATTACTGCACAACCATAAGATTGTTTAACAGCACCTTTACCATATACTATGCTAGCTACCACTTCTGTGGCTCTAAGCGAAGCGTCTCTTTGAGTCTCCACTTTAAAGTCTTCTTTAATAGCTAATCCTAATGAAGCTGGGTGAAATACTGCACCATAAGCATCATCATTTGCATCTGGAGTAATATTTGCGTTTTCAAATATTTGAACTCCTGCAACTGTTCCAATGAAATTATTTCTTAAAATTTCATTTCCTAGTTCAGAGATTGCATTTGCTGATGTGTTATATCCAGCTTGCGTTAATGTTTTCTTTAAATTGTACACTGCTCTTGGGTGGAATACACCATAAAGAGGAGCTGGTACATTATTCATTCTTAGTTTTGCAACAGCTTTGAAAATTAAATCTGCATCTAATTCCGCAGCAGCAGCACCTACTTCATTTGTTGTAAATGAAGTGAACAGTCCAACTAAATCAGTGTCAACTTTCTTAGCGATTGCTTCACCGAATAATTTACCAATGTCAGCAGCAACATTACGACTAGCTGAATCTCTAGCTAAGTCAGTTAAAGTTGTCATAATTCCCGTTTCGCTAACTGTGATAGTAGCAGAAGTAGGATTGATTGCTGTATTAGATAAGTCAGTAGCTTCGTTTACAGCCGCCGCACTTACTGTTGGGTACACAGGAACTTCAACAGTTTTACCTGAACCGCTTATTGGATAAGTAGTTACAAGTGGTCTCATTACTGAAGTTTCTTGGAATGTAAATATAGCTTCTTGAGTTATATTTACGAAGAGCTCACTGAGAGTTGAGCTTGTTGTTTCGTTTGCCATAGTTTTTTTTTCCTATTTTATATTGTTGGTTTAATTTTAAAAACACTTTGGTCTCTTTGCTTTCTGTATTCAGAATATAATTTTCTGTCTTCAGGTTTGCTTAAGTCCAAAGCACCAATGTTTAAAGGCTTTGGTGTTGCCCCACCAATCTGACCTTTGCTACCAGCGCCACTTGGAGTGGCAGTAACATGGTGTGGATTGTTTTTTAAATATTCGCTTACCAATTCATTTACTGACATTGGCTCGCCTTTTTCTGAATATCTAGGAGTTCCATTATCATTGATAACTTCAACTGCCCCATTCTCATTTAAACGAACACTATTTCTTAATAACTGCTTAACTTCTGCAGGCTTTACTGCTTTTAGTCCACTAGCTACATTGACAAGTGTTTCATCTATTCTGATTTTAGACAATTCAGATTCCAACTGCATAATTTTGCTGTCCTTCTTTGACACAGTCTCTTTTAAGACTTTATCAAACTCGCCTCGTTGTTTTGCGAGTTCTATTTCTTTTTGTTTCTTTTCTTCAATCAACTTTTTGGCTTCTTCAATGTCTATGCCATCAAGTTTATTAGATACAGATTTTTTAAATCGCTCTAATCTTCTTTGTACAATGTTCTCTACTTGTTCTTCAGTAAAGATTTTGTTCTCTGATTGAGTTTCAGAAACTTTTGTTTCTCCAGCATTTGTCTGAGTTGCTGTATTCTCAACCGACTCTTTTTTTACTTGGTCGTTCATTTTTTGTTCTCCTTCTTGATTAATATTACTCAATTATCAGTAGTGCGATAAAAATGCAATTATTATTCTAGAGTATATTCAAAAGTGCCATCTTCGTTGATTTTACCCCAGTCAGGATTGACTGGTTGGAAATGATGCCTGCAATTATAACCGCCTCTAACTACAAAAGGGTCTCCTTGTGCTTTGCCTTGCCAAGTTTCATCTGACCATTTTTGTCTAATTTCTTCTTCAGTAAATATTTTATTAGCATTTTCTTTGCAGAAATCTCTACTATCTCTGACTAATGAACCATAATAAACATAGCTAGTTAATCCTAATTCATCTGCTCTATATTTTGCAAACTGTCCATCAAATCCCATTAAAGAATCTTGGACTATCTGAGTTGCATATCTATTAAGATTATCTCCTAGTCTATCTCTGCCATAAATTGTTTGTAATTGGCTTACCGCAGTATCTACTTCAGCGCCATTTGGATTGTTAGCTATATAATCTACTAACTCTTGTGCTTTTTTATTATCTGATTGTTGATAGATTCCATTTATTTTACTTTTTAAAGTTTGAACCATTTCAACTACTGGCCTGCCAGTTAATGTTGATTGATAAACTTCATTGGCTAAAGTATTTACAAATTCATTTCCTAGATTTTGGAATTGGCTAAATGATATTTTTTTAAGTTGCTGGATTACTTGCAAATCTATTTCTGTGATTTGTTTAAATTCATTTGGGATTGGCAGCTTGCCATAAGTGGCCACAATATTTGCAGCAATCTTATCATAATCATTTATAAATGTTTGTACTCTTGTTAAGTAAAGTTCTTCTATTGCTTGTTGCAACTTTGGTCTAATTTCTATTGCAAGCCTAGTGTCAAATAATACACCGCTTCTGTTTGGAAGATTTAATGCAGTCTCAACAACTCTATTTTCTAATTGCTGAAGTGCTTTGATTAATAATTCTTGTTGCTTATCTTCTAATGAAGTTATTGCGTTGGCTCTTATAGCTTGAAGTTCTTGTAAGAGAGTTGCCACATTAAACTGTTGGTAAAGTTATTGGTTGCTGTGGGAATTCTCCAAGTGCTTGAGTATTCTGTTCAATCTCTGAATCAATAACAACTAATGTTTCATCATCATCAATTACAGTTCTTGCAATTTGTTTATCTAATTCTTTATTGAATGTAGATGATTTAATATTACTAGCTTTTGCTTGTTGTAATAATTCTAAGTCAGTTGCCCAATCTCTAATATCAAATGAAGTAGGATAAGTTATTTTACCATCAAATTGTTCTTCTTGCCATAAAGCATATAGTCTCCAAATTTGTTCTTCAGCTACTTCCATTAGTTTTGCTTTTTCAGCAAGTTTAGCATTTAATAATTGAAACTCTGTTCTTAATGCTATGCCTGATTGAATTCTTTCTCCAGTCGCTCTGATTGCGCCAACATGAGATAAACGATTTATTGCATCTACTTTATGCTCAATAGATTTTAATACTCCATCTAAATTACTTCCGCTTGGTTGTAAGATATAAGGTTTTAAATTTGCATCAATGTTATCAGGAATTTCTATAATAGAACCTGCGCCGGCTGTTGCGTCAGTATCTCTAGTTTTAACTAATGAAGGGTGATTTGATATTCTAATAATTTGCTCAATCTCAGATAGTTCATTATAAATTGCTTTTTGTAAATCAGCGATGTCAGTTAAATCAGAAACTCCAATACCTCGCATTGGACTTCTTTGATTATAAATTACAACTGCTGGAATTCTTCCTATTGGATTTGGTAATGATTCAATTAATTTAGGCTCATCTCTATTTTTAGAAGAAACAAAAACTGTATCAATTTTATCTAAATACCAAAGTTTAAAATATTCTCCATTCTCATCTATTGATTCTCTTATCTTTAAATAATCTAAAATATAATATCCTGAATCGCTTCTTGAATAATGCCAATCATAAATATTCTCAGGAGTGTAAATATTTAAATATGGTCTAATACCTTGTTCTAATTCTTCTGCTCTAGTGAATACATTAGTTGATGGCTTATCAACTAGCACCCAACAATGTCCATAGATTGAAGCATAATTTTGTACCTCTCTCATTAGAGCATCAAAACTTCTGCCTTCTAAATCTGCATCATCGAAGAAATAAGGAACTGTTGCATCATTTTCTAATATGCCTAATTCTCTAGTTGGTGGAACTCTGAATAGATAGCTTGAATAAATATGAATGATATTGCGACAATGATTATCTAAAGGTGTATAAGAAATTCTGTCAAAGAATTCATTTTCTAATTCTAATTTATATTGCTGTAAAAATTTACCATCTTTGTATTCTTTGCCGCCTAAATATGAACGAATAAAATATTCCCATCTTGAAATCATTCCCTGATATTGAGAATGTTGGCTTTCCATTTCTTGTCTTGAATATGCCATTATGAAAATCTCTTAGGTTGTGATTTAGGAAGATTAGAAGTAATTGGAAATAAAAATTCAGTTGCGTAACCTAAAGCATCAGTCATGTGGTCATATCCATTATTTTTTTCAGGTTGTGTCGTTCCTTCTTTGTAAATTTGTTTCATTAGACTATTAATCAATGTTTTGCAAGAAGCATCTATAAAAATACTCCTCTTACCATCAAATGCTTTTAATTTAGAATTCACAGAGTTAATTCTATCTCTTACTAAAGCATGAGTAGATTTACATTTAACAATAAAACCGGCATTTTGCAAGATTGTTAAATCGGTTCTACCGCCAGCAGATGTTTTTCTTTGTCTTGAAGCTGGGTCAGGGTAAATAATGATTTTGTTTTTATTATATCTTGATAGCAATTCGTCAATGAATTCGTCAGTATTTGAACTATAAATAACTATTTCATCAAATACTTCTATGTTTCCATTCTTAACATGAAATAAACAAGCGCTCATGGGGTCAATGTTAAAGTCGAGTCCCACGTGGATAATCGCATCTTTGTCATAGGTACATTTTCTTACATTTTCATCTCTACTAAAGTTGTAATAGACAACACCGCTATAAGTTTCAAAACTGGCCAAATACTCTTGCCTAAAAGTTCTTTCATCTAAATCTCTCATAGCTTGGTCAATTTCATCTTGCTCTACTTGACCACCATCAACAGTTGTAAATTTAAATGATTTCCATTCTGGGTCATCTCCTAAACCTTTTTGATATATTTCATAAGACCAATTACCAAAGCCTCTTGGAGTGCCTACGAATAATACATTACCAGTTACATGGCGGTCTGATATTGTTGGTCGCAAAACTTCTGACCAAGCCTCATGTGGGATATCAGCATATTCGTCAAGCAATAAAAAGTCTAAGCCAACTCCTCTTAAATTATCAGGAGATTTATCAGCGCCTTTTAAACTAATCTGTGAACCATTCCTAAGTGTTAAAGATAGTTCTGTTTCATTGGCATATTTAATCCATTTATGTTCAGTTACTTTTTTCTTTAATTGTTTCCACATAATTTCTTTAGCCATTCTATAAGTAGGCGCTACATAGAATATCTTTGAGTTAGGTTTCCGACTAGCGAATCTAAGTAATTCATACATGGCAAGATGCGTCTTACCAAATCTTCTTCCAGTAATAAGAACTCTAAATCTAGCTGGACAAGTATAAACTGCTAATTGAGGTTTGCTAAAAGACATTTAATAATCCAGTTCATCATACTGGTCAGATTTATGTTCTTTTAACTTTTTGATTTCTATTTCTTTGAGTTGTATTTCTTCTCTAAGTAAGTCTATTTGTTTTTTTAAATCATGAATGATTACTTCTAAGTCATTAGACCCTCTTTGCTTCCTATCAATCATGCTTCTTGGCTTTTTTCTTCCACACATTTGTACATCAAATCCTTATATATAATACCTTGTTCGTTTAAAGTTTCTATAATTAATTCGCTTTGTTTCTCACCGAATCTATTACAATCTTTTAAAGTCTTGAAGGTTCTACCATCTTCCATCTTTAAAAATATGGGTCTATACTCCTGCCCATTAAATATCAGCAAGAAGAATACTACAAAGTATTCCACTACTTTTTTTTATTCTGATATGCCCTCAAATATCTTCTGCCTAAAGCTATTGCTTCGGATTTACTAGAACCACGATAGCCCCAAGCCTCAAGACTTAATTTTAATCTCGTCTTACGTCCTTTGTTATCATAGAGTCTTCCTTGTGAACTTCCCATTCTTACTAAGAAAGAACCTTTGCGTCTATATTCTGAAAGTCTATCTGGCCTACCTTTAACTGGTGGTCTAAGATTGCTTCCAGTTGAACGATTATATCTTGCTCTACCTGATGCTGTCAAACCACCTTTAGGATTCTTATCTGATTTTCTTAATGCAAATTTAACCATTTTTTTTAGTGTTAATTATTACTGGCGGTGCAGGCTTCCTTATTTTTAAGTTATGTTTTTTCATAAGCAATTTAACTATGCAACCATTACAGGCTTTTATATGCTGCTCTAGCTTATTTAACATTTCTTTCTTACAAAATAAACACTTACTCATTTTTAGATTCTATTATTTCTTTAGGCTCTTCTACTATATCATAAATTGGTAATGGCGCATCAGAATCGGTATCTAATCTTTCATTTACCTGACCTAACATTTGTTTGCCAAGCCAAATAAGCATAACCACATTCCCCTTTTCAACTGCCATTTGCCATTGTTTCCTTCTTAATGAAATATTACCTTCTGCTTTCCCTTTGGCTATTTCATTGGAAAAATTATCTCTTAGAGTGTCAATATGACAATCAAAAAATGATGCCATTTCATTCATAGTACAATGTAATCTAGCTAATCTTTTTACTTGTTCTGGGTCTATATTTAATTTGGGTCTGCCTACCTTTTTAACCTCAGATTGAGTTGTAGGTTTTTCCTGATTGCTCATATATAGCTTCTTTCCCAGTAAATTGTTGCCACCTTTGTATTATTACATCACAATACTTAGGGTCTAGTTCCATTGTGTGATTAATTCTATTTGATTTTTCACAAGCTATTAGTGTGCTGCCAGAACCACCAAATAAATCTAAAACTATATTGTTTGGTCTAGAACTATTGTTGATTGCTCTGTAAGGAAGTTCAACTGGTTTTTGTGTTGGGTGTTTGTAGTTTGTGTCTTTGTTTATCTTCCACAAATCTGATTCATTTTTAATTTCAGGGTCTATTAAGCCATCAAATAATATAAACTCGTGTTGGTGTCTATATCCTTTGCCCAATCCAAATACATTCTTAGCCCATACTATACAAGCCTTAGGTTTTAATTGTGATTGCAAGATTCCATAAAATGCCCAGTTACAACAAATGTAATATGTATTTATGTTTAATTCTTTTATGTTTTTTAATATGCTAGTAATAAGCAGGTTAAACTCATTTTCTTCTAAATTATCATTTTTAATAACTTCAAACTTTCCACTCCTGCCATTAAAAGCTACATTGTATGGTGGGTCAGTAAATATCATGTCTGCTTTTTTATCTTGTGTAAGTTTTTTAATATCTTCCATTAAAGAAGAATCTCCACACATAAGTCTATGATTTCCTAATAACCAAATATCATTTTGTTTTGTTTTAATAACTTCTGGTACTTCTGGTGCTTCATCTTCATCGGTTAAACCTAAATTATCTTTGTGCAATAAGTCTTTTAAAAACTCATCTTCAAAACCTAATAGACTTAAATCAAATTTATCTTCCTCTAATCCTTCTATCTCTACTGATAGTTTTTCTAAGTCCCAACCTGCGTTAAGTGCTAATTGATTGTCGGCTATAATTAATGCTTTGATTTGTGTTTTTGTTAGCCCAGAAATTAATATGCAAGGAACTTCTTCATAACCCAATCTTTTAACTGCTTGTAAACGACCATGACCAGCTATGATTGAATTGTCTTTGTCTATAAGTATTGGGTTTGTAAATCCAAATTCTTTTATGCTAGATACTATTTGAGTTATTTGTTCTTCGCTGTGCGTCCTACTATTATTTATGTAGGGAATAAGTTCAGATACCTTCTTTTTAATAAGTTCCATATTGACCGACTATGTTCGTTAAATGTTCTTTAATCTTTTTTTAACGATTTGTAAAGAAAGTCAAGTAAGTCTTGGTTTTGATAAAGTATATGGCACAGACCATTTGCTGTTGAATTGCATACAAGTTCTTCAGCTTTTAAAGGTAAATCAAGTTTGTATTCGTCATGTATTAAGTGGCAGATTTCATGGATTATAGTGTTAGCCATTTGAATATTGTCTAATGATTTGTCTAAGGTTAAAGTATTTGTGTCGCTGTCAAATTCGCCAAATATCTTTTTCTTAGATGCAAGTTCTTTGTCTATGAAGTTTAACTTAACTATCCTACTTCCAAAGATAATTTTGTTCAAACTCATTTTCTTTTAAGTCTTTTGGCTATGTAAAGGTTCTTAACGAAGCTAGATTTTTTGCCGAACTTTTGACCGGCAGAACGTCTTGCAGATTTATATGCTTTAGATTTTTTATTAAAAGGTTTTGGCTTTCCTAAACTTGCTGGCCTCTTTCTTTCCCAAATAGGTTTTTTCATTTTTTCTTTCTTGGCATCTTTTTAGGTTTATAAACTCTATAAGTGCCTTTGGCTTTGCGATTAGTGTACAAAACACCGATACTGCTTGAAGTGGTTTCTCCTGCCATTATATTTTGTCCTTAATTTTATTTATCATTTTAACTATCTCAGTTCGGTACGTTTGTGAAGTGGAATAGTTTTCAAGTGTTTCGGCAAGTTTAACTGGGTCTTTTGTTCTTTTTCGTACGTTTCTAAATTCTAAATAATGATGATTGTTATTGAGTATATTTATGTAATCTTTAACTGATTGGCATTTTGATTTATAGGTTTTAACTCGCCATTTTATTGATGGGTCTTGCTTTAAAGGTAGCATACCATTTTGACTCCAAATTCTAATTCCAAATAAATTGTTTCCTTCTCTTGCAAATCTTGAAGTTCCATAATCAGATTCTACGATTGCTTGTGCGATAATAAGTGGTGTTGGGATTTGTTCTTCCTTCCTTATGTCTAGGTTATGAAAGTCTATACATTTTTTTAGACTTACAATAAACCTTTCGCTAGACATATTTTCTACTTTAGGTTCAAAGAACCC